CTGTTAGACGCAATGAACGCAGCGAAAGCCGCGTGGGACGCTGATCAAAAGAATACGACCTTGAAGGCCGCATTCGAGAAGGCGGAGAAAGCGTACAACGAAGCCAAGGCTGCGAGTACCGAATCCGACGAAGACGAAGATCCTCCCGGTGAGGAAGACGAGTCGAAGTGGGATGAGAAGACCAAGGCGCACATCGCGAAACTACGTAGCGAGAACGCCAAGCATCGGACGAAGAACAAGGAGTTGAACTCCAAAGTCAAGTCTGAGCAGGATCGGGTGAAGGCGATTCTGAAAGCCGCGGGGATCGAGTCGGAAGACGAGAAGCCCGAGGAGCAGGTCAAGAACCTCACGAACACCACCAACGAACTCGCATTTCGCAATGCGGTTTTGGAGATGGCAGTAGACCACGGAATTCCTAGCGAGAACGTGAAGTACTTTCAGTTCTTGATTCAGGATCGCACCGCGGGCCTCGAAGAAGGCGAAGAGCTTTCTGAAGATGATCTCGCAGCGATCGTGAAGGAAGCAAAAGGCCGTAGCGGTAAGAAAGCTACGACCACCGTGGGAAGCGGGAAGCCCGGCTCGAAAGAACCGGCTCCAGCTACGGGCGACGAAGGCGAGATTACTCTGGATCAGTTTTGCTCGATGAGCATTACCGAGAAGAGCAAGCTCTACGAGAAGAACCCGGACACCTACGAATCTCTGGCCAAAGCTGCGAAAGCCCAACGACGGCTGATCTAATCAGCCAAGAGGAAGCAAATGTATACTCAGTCTTCTGACTTCGCATTCGCGCCGAAAGTGTGGCAGGACCACATTATGGCCTACTTCGACCGCAAGCTCGTGTACGGGGCGTTCGCGCTTCGTGACGACAGCCTGACGGCCGCTCCCGGCCTGACCCAAAACTTCCCGTACTTCAAGAAAATCGGTGGCGCTCAAAAGCCCGCCGAGGATGAAGGACTGGCCGTTGATAACCTGTCTGACGACAGCTTCAGCGTGACCTGCGTGGAAGTGTCCAAAGCCGTGGGCGTCTCGAAAAAGGCGTTCAAGGTTTCGGCTGCTCGCACGGATCGCGTGATCCAAGAAGTGCAAGAGCAGATCGGCCGCGTGATGGCTGAGCAAGTGGACGCGGATCTTCTGACCGCGCTCTCTGCCAGCTCGACCACGGGCTATCTCTCCGCGGCTGGCAACAGCTACGGCGTGATGAACATTCGCAACCTCAGCCAGGGCAAGCTCGTTGCCTTCGGTGACAAGCACAAGGACGCCGTGGTTTGCTTCATGCACTCCATGCAGTACCTCGACCTGATGATCGACTCGACCGCTGGCTTCTTGCAAGCCAACGCTCTGGACCCGATGTTCATGGTGGAAGGTTTCGAGGGTCGTTTCGCGGGCCTCGCGATCGTGACCGTGGACACCGTGCCCATGAACACGAGCGGCCAGATCAACAGCAAGAACGCCTACGACAGCTTCATCGCGAAGCAGAACGCGTATGGCTTCATGGTGAAGCAAGAGATGGAGATGGAATCGGACTACGATATCCTTCACCGTCAATGGGTCTTCGCCGGGGACCAATGGTACGGCTGCCGTTCGTTCGACAAGACGATCGGAACGGACTTCAAAAAGGTTGCGCTCCTGCGTACCGTAACGGCGAACGGCTAAGGCCGACTGAAGAGGAACAGAAAAATTATGAGTGCTCAAAACAACGCCCTTGCACCGAACGTCGCGACCATCCCGATTGGCTCGCTCGCTTCGGCCATGAACATCGTGCTTCCCGGCATCTACTTCTCGAAGAAATCGCGCATCAAGCGCGTGGACTTCGTGGACCAGGCCGGTGTAGCCTCCAACAGCTCGAACAAGCTCTCGATCCAGCTTCAGGACAACGCGGGCTCGCCCGTGGCCTACGCTTCGATCAGCACGTTCGGCAATGCCGCGGTGGCGCTCGCGCCGCTTTCTCTCACCAAGAAAGCAGCCGTCCAGCCCGCCGAAGATGGAAGCGGAGAACTCGTAGTTCGCGCTGGCACGATTCTGAACCTCAGCATGGTGGGTTCCGGTACGGCGGTAACTTCGTCGGCCGGTGCTCTCATCGAGTGGTACCCGAAGTAAGACTCTTGGCTCAAGGATGAGCTATCCCAAAGAGAGCGGCGCGGGAATCGGACCCCGCGCCGCTTTTTAGAAAGGCACTAGTGGGCTTGATGATGGCGCGGAGACGCGCAGACGAGGCTAAGGCCCGTCAGAAACAGGCGGCAAGAGATGGCATTAACGAGCGCGCAACAGAACAAAGTGGTGCAGCTCCTGGGCTACGGGGGGAAAGTTCTCCAGCCGGGCTCGGTGATTTACGACAAGATCCTAGCGGATCGCCTAGCCTCCCTGCCGACGGACACGGAAGCCCAAGTGGTGAGCTACCTAGCTCTGGTGGCGAGCTTGGAAACGCAGATAAGCGAAGCCCCCGCAAGGCTGGCAGCAAGCAAAGTGGACGACCTAACGCTAAACCTGGAAGAGCTGCAAATGCTCCGAGCCGAAAGGCGAAGGGTCGCGCGTGAGATCTCGCAGCACTTAGATATCCCCATGGTGGCGAGCGGAGGCCGTAGTGCTTCCGTGCGCTGCTGATGAGCGACTTTCTCGGCAAGCTCCGTAAGGCAATCGAGCCAGCCCTGGCGGTGCGCGATTCCGTGGGCGCGGTGAAGGGGCACGTGTACCTCGTAACGCGCTCCTGGTACACCGACTCGGCGCTCACGACGGCCGCCACGACGACCCAAGACGGCTATGCGAGCGACGAGGAAGAGAAGCTCCTTCCGAGCCCGAGGCTCAAGACCTACTACTCTGACGTCGCGCTCCCCAGCGGTGGGGCCATTCAAAAGGGTGACATTCAGCTCACCGGCATCAGCGCCGCGAGCTACGCCCGCGAGGATCTCGACGCCACGACCGTGAACGCGAACGAAGAGCGTTTATACCGCGTCGGTGATAAGATGTACCAAGTGATCCAGGTTTCTGAGCAGTACGTCACGTGGACTGTGCGGCTCAGGGAACTCACTAACCAAAAGAGGTATGTATGAGCGCGAGCAAGAAAATGATCCAACAGAAAAGCACCAACGAAGCCGGTCCCGACGGCCAGCTCGACGAGAAGCGTAAGGACCGCGGCCACAACCCCGTGGATCAGGCCAAGCGCGGCAGCGTTTCCTCGGAGCTGAACTCCGACGCCGAACGCTACAAGAAAGGTCCGAGCATCAACTAAGGTAGGTGCCCATGCGCTTCATTCGTAAAGGTGGGCGAGTCATCCCGATCAAAGATGACTCGTTCTACAAGACTCCCCGAGGTAAGGCATCCAGAACCGCGCAGAACGTGGGCATGGCCACGGTTGCGGGCGGGCTCGTCGCGAAGGGCGCGGCTCACGCCTTCAATGCGCTCTCGGATGTGACAGGGATGGGCGCGCTCGAAGCGGCCCACATCGCGAAGCGCGGCGGGGGTGGGGCTAAGGCCAAGCAGCTCGCCGTAGGACTCGCGAAGGAATCCCTCAAGTTCGGCGCACGCGCCGGTAGGCTTTCCAACGCTGGCCAGGCCGCGATCTATCTCGGCGGCACGGCCCTGCTTGGGGGAATCGCGCTGAGCGCGCACAAGCTCCCCAAGAGGGGTAAGAAAAAATGAGCCAAGCAGCGGTACGCTTCATCCGAAAGAACGGCAAGATCATTCCGATCCGCGCCGCTGCTCAAGGTGCGCGTGCCGCTGGAGCCGTTGCTGTGACCGCGGCCGCGGCGCATGGAACCCGAGCCTCGGGCCATTCTCCTAACGCCAAGCACCCGGCCTTCAAGACCAACGGCGCGCTCGACGCCGCGGGCCTGGGCATATCCCTCGCGAGCGGAGCGATCGCTGCCGCCACGTTTTCCACTCCGAAAGGGTTTGTAGCTGGCCACGCGGCCGCGCACGCCCTGGACGCCCTGGGCGTCACTGCGAACTTGGCCTCTGTGGCGGGCAAAGGCCACGCCAAAGAGCGTGCTAAGCAAGGCGCAAAGCAGGAGATCCGTAACCTGGTCCTTGGGAACTTGGTGTATGGGGCCGGTGTGATCGCGCTCCCCAAGAACCGCGCCGCGGCCAAGGCATACGCATCCAAAGCCGCGAGCGTCGTGGGCTCACTCGTGGCGCTCGGCAAGAAGGCGCTGCGCCGATGAAGCGGATCAACCTCGAAGACTTTTCCAAAGAGCTGGGCAACTGGTCGAGCGCGCATCTCGCCCAGCGCAAGCGCGCCGTCGTTTCCGGCGTAGCTCGCTCGATCCCCGATCTCGTGGCCGCGAGCCCGGTGGACACGGGCCTGTACGCCGCGAGCTGGGACTTCACCGTCGAAGAGAATGCCGTGGTGCTGGGTAACTACGCGCCCTACGCTGGCGTCATCGAGTACGGTGCGCGCCCCTATACGCCGCCGATCGGCCCGCTGCTCGCCTGGGCCAAGCGCGTGACCGGCGATCCTTCGCAGCCGCCGAACTACAGCTCCAGGGTGTGGGCTCTCGCCAAGGCTGTACAGGCGAAGATCGAAGCTGAGGGGCAAGCTCCCCGGCACATCATGGAAAACATGATCCCCAAGATCATCGAGAACATCCGGGAGGAGCTGAAGCGTGCCTAATCTCCTGGATGCCGTAGAGGCGTGCGAAGTAGCTCTCAAGACTTACCTCGAAGCTCAGGTGCCGGGCCTCACCGTTACCTGCGAATGGCCCAAGGCGAGCGACAAGCTCGTCATGCCCGCGCTCACGATCCTGGCCGGGGATGCCCCGCTCACGAACCGCATGGTGACGGAGATCTCGCGCGATCCGCCTGCTGATGACGGCACGATCGTGGTCTACGAAACCTTCGGGCAGTTCGACTTCAAGATCCAGCTCGACCTGTGGTGCGCGACGAAGC